CTCCGACTTCATAGTAAGGTGCACCATTTCTAAGTCCAGCTTCCCTTAAAGTTCCAACTCCTCGGGAACTTATTCCTGCCGTGTGTCCCTTATCAAAATATTTCCTCAGTAAATTACCCTTTGGTGTCCAGTCTAAAATTTCAGCAATACCGTATATGTCATCTCCCTCCCACCAAATATCTGTAATTATATGAGATGCCTCGGATAGCCAGGTATCAGCTCTTTCCGGATGATCTAATTCTCCATAAGCTATACCCTCTTTTATTTTATCCTGATATTTTTTAACTTGCTCATCCATTAATTTTCGAGGGTACATTCTCTTATTATGATTTACGGAATCAGCTCTTTGTAATATTCCTTTAACTAACAATCCTCCGTTTTTGCCTTTGGATTCATTTAATACACAGCTAACAGGATTAAAAATAGATATGGAGTCTATTAGGAGTACTCTATTTTGTGCCATTATTTATATTTTTTAAGAATTCGTCTATAAAATTTATTACGGATTCTTGTTTTAAAAATGGAGTGGTTTTTTGTTTTTCTTTATCCCGCTCTATTTTATTGAAAGTTGTTTTCTTTATGAACTTGTAAGGTTTTTCCTTTGTCTCCGGTTTTCTCCTTTTGAATACTAGCGGAGTTCTCGGAGGGCCTTCACCACCATCCAGATTGCTTGTTACATTCATTTCAGTTTTAACTCCATCCTCATCGTCAATAGGTAAGTATTTGGAAGAAGATTCGGCGGGGCCACCCACTTTAAAACTTTTATTTAAAGACTCAAATAGGTATTTCATGAATGCTTCTTTATTATTTTTTATATTTTTCACTTTGCTATAACATTTACAAACTCATAATATTTCATGATAACATGTATATGATCTTCTGTGATGTATTTTGCATTATTAACTTGATCTAAGACATCTATCATTTCATTTAATTTATTTGATGATGCTGTATTTTCAATCTTAGGAATAATGCTATTAATGGATTCTTTCAATCTATTTGTTTCAGATGTAATAAATGTTTTAAATTCATCTGATGAAGTCTCCATGTTTATATAATTGCCTAATAATGTTTTTTGCTCACTTAATAGACCATCATATTTATCATTATACTTTTCAATCATTATCTCAAATGCTGACAATCTTATATCTTCTGATTCTGTTAAGTATTCAGATGACATGGTATTAGATGGTTCTACATTACATATACATTCTATTAGATTTTGTTTATTTGAGACCATCACTGGAGGATTGTCTGATTGATTGTATTCGAATAATGTGTAAATGCTAGCATAGTTCTGATAGTTTTCTACTTTTATGTCAAAGAAAGAATCCCCGCCGAAATATGATGTAATGTCTTTGTATAATCTGTATTTCTCTTTATTTAATTTTTCTAGGTCTAAAGAGTTTCTAGCTTCTTTTATAGATTCAATTAATTCATTAGCGAGGTTAGGACTGTTTACTTTCTCTTTAGTTAACATTTGATAGAAAGTCAACTCCTGTCTAATCTCTGAATTGTTTGAAAAGTGTTTTTTTATAATTGAGGATATTTCATTTATCCCTTCTCCCTGTAATACATTGCTAGTCATTTTTTTCACTAACATTTCAAAAATCAATCCCGTATTTCGGTGCTTTTTGTGTTTTATTTTCTTCATTTTTTATAGTTGTGAATTTCTTATTAAAAGAAATTATTTTAAATAAATATTATAATGTTTATCTAAATCACTCTAAATCTAACAAGTTATTTTCACTTAGCAAATCGGTACCCGATGCTTTTTCATTTTCTTTAAATGATTTTTCGATAATTAGATTCTTATTTCCTATAGAACTATCAAATTGTCTCTTAAGAGAATTTACTAACTTTGATTCTAAATTGACAGGGTTCTCTCTTTTTCTTGCCTTTAAAGGGTCTCTTTCTCCTTCTAAATTCGATTTCATATCCCTATCTCCCATGGAATCTCTACCATTAACTGTATCGTCTTTTGTACCAAACGTACCAATTCTTTTAGGTCTTCCTCGATTATCTTCCTTGTCTGCAAATTCTAATTCTTCTCCATCATCAAATGATAGTGCGTCGACTTCATTTCCTTTGGATGCTAATTTTAATGACATCATATCATGTGGAGTACCAAAACTTTGACCTGATAATTTTGGATCATTACCTTCTGTTTCTATTTGAGAGTGTCTAAAGGTAGTCATCAAATCCTCAATAATCAATTCTTCCTCTGTTAATCTTTCTGATTCTGATAATTTGAACAAGTTCTCATGTATATATTTCCTAGAGAATAATTTAGAATCTTGCATTACTAGAGCTAAATTCATTTTCTCTGTCAATATTTCTACTTTCTGCCTTTCGTAAACTAAAGATGGATTATTTAAAGAAAGAGAAAAATCAATTAATTCCTCGTTTTTGTATCCTTGAGTATATAAGTGAATGATAGCAATCTTATTTAACTCTGATACAATTATTTTCTGTATTCTTTCTATAGTTCTAGCGAATCTAACGTCCTCGGCAGCAATCATAGACTTACCTTCTGTATCTTTATCATATCCCAAGAAAGGCTTAGGAATTTTTAAGGCAGCCATCATTCTATTTCTAACGTATTCAATATCATCCATAAAACCTTGATTGCCTAGACCTGGCAGTGTTGTTATTTCACTACTCGCATCCTTTCCCCTTACCGGTAGATAATAGTCCTCTAACATGTTCTGGAGATTAAACTTGAGGTTATAATCTCCTGTTTTTTCATCAACATAAGGGGTTTTCTTCATTGAAGATATAATAGTTGACATGTAGTTGTCTACTTCATTAGGCGGAATACTTCCCACATTTATCTTGAAAATTCTTCTCTCTGGGGCTCTCATTATTCTATGAATTAACATAGCGTCCTCCATCAAAGTTAGCATTTTGAAAATCTTTCTTGCAGGTTCTATTTGACTTCTTCCGTAAGGTAAAAAATTACTATCCGACAATAGTCTAAAATGTGCTACTTCATGATAATCTAATTCTTTATTTTTTCTTTCATCATTTCTATACACAATCGGACTCATTTGAGTAGTGTGTAATCCCTCGTATATAAATTTAACTTCATAAGGATTTTCCGGGTTTGTTCCTTCCATCCTTCTAACTTCATAGGCTGATAAGGGAATAACATTTTTTATACCAAGACCATCTTCTATATCTAAATACAAATAGAAATCTCCGTACTTACATAGAGATCTTGTCCAACTCCATAAGTTATAATCTATATTTAATATGTCGTAAAATAAATTATAGAGTATTTTTTTGATATTCTCATTTGGAGTACTAATATTTAACAAATCTCCCTCTACTGACATTACAGTACTTTCGTCTGCGTAAATATCTAATGCAGAGGCTATGATTGGATCTGTGTCCATGGCTTCATAATCAGTAAATATCTGTAACTTTGAAGAGTGAAAATTTATGGTGTTGTTGTTAGGAGAATACCCGTATTGCCTAGATGTATGTAAACCGGAGAATCTGTCCGCATAACCGACTTTATCTTTAGTACCTGCACCTTGTAGCCTAGAGGTATCAATAACTTTAATCCTATCTTTTCCTATTCTCCTAACAATCACTTGCGTAGAAAATAATCTCTTTAGTTTTGCTTGTATTGAATTATCCATTTTTTTATTTTATAAGCCAAGTTAGACTCTCTGATTCATTGTTTCTAGTTTTCATAGACCAAGAATCATGCATTTTATTAGCGTTACTTGGAGTGTATATAGTTTTTGTTGTGTTATTTAGTAAAGATCTAGAAAAACTTAAACCTAAAGTTTTCATTTTTAACGAAGTGTCCCTAACCCAAAGTCCGATAGCAAAAGACATAACTAGGTCGTCGTTGTATCCATCTCTAGCTTCTGCTTTATGATCTTTCCAAACAAAAGTAAATAATTCCTGTATTAATCTCTTGCTATATACTATTGGAGATTTCTCTCTATAATATGTCTCTAGTTTAGAAATCATTACGGGTCTTGTTTTAGTAGATGTAGTAAATCCCGGAACCATGTTGTCCTTAAGTAAATAGTCTTGATTTATGTTAATATGCACATCAGGGTCTACAAAAGGGTCATTCCTGAAAGTATAATATAGATTTTGATATCCCAAATCTATAATAGTTTGTAGCACTGCCCAACCAACATACGCATTTTCAATAGCAAGTAAAGCTCCATTATATTCAGAAGCTATACTCATTAACAAATGTCCAAATTCGGTGGTGCCAATCATACTCTTAAATTCAGCAACTTGTTCTAACGTCTCTATATTTAAAACATGAAAAGCAGAAAAGTCAGAAGAATCTCCCCTAGATACATCCGCACATACGACGTAAGTACAATCACTTTCCGGATACTTCCATACCCATAAATCCCCAGTCTCACCTCTTTTTTCTATTGGGTCTTTTACGCAATTATTCTCATACCATACTAAAATACTACCATCAACCACAGTATGTCCAGATGTTAAGAAGTCGCCATCACATTCCTGAGCCGCTGCCTTTTCTCCTAATAAAATATCTTGCTCCTTTCGCCACTTCCAATCCCTTTCCGGATGGACAGTCCATGGTAAAAATACGGAAGTAAAATCTCCTCCATTTAAAGATTCCTGCCAAATTCTATGAAACAAATTACCTACTCCATTAGGTGTCGATAGCAATATACAACTACCACCCGTAGCTAATGTAGATTGTGCAGCTGTCCAAATTTCTTCTGAATTAGAAATGTGAGCTGCTTCATCTATAACTAATAAAGACAATGCCTCGGATCTTGCGGAATCAGGACTTGATGATACGGCTTTAACACTAGACCCATTATTTTTAAATCTAAGCATCATTTTATTGTCCTCCAATGTCTCTTGTTTTAGCCATGAAGGTAAAAAATCATGCATTAATCTAATTTTATGAACTAAGTTTTTTGCTACATCTTGCTTGGTCGCAATGATAAGAACTTTGTATCCACTGTTAAATATCATACTATGCAAAATGAATGCAGCTGATAATGTAGATATTCCTAACTGCCTTCCTTTGTTTATGATGATGTACCTTTCCTTGTGCATCTTTTCCAATGTAGTCTCTTGAAATGGGTAGAGACCAAATAATATACGTCCTTTTGTAGGGTGCTCTATTTTGCAGTACTTTTTAGTGAAATAAGTTGAGTCTTTTGCACACTTTTTATACTCCTGAGCTATTGCTAGTTTTACTTTATTTGTTGACATCTATATTTAAATCTTCTTCTTTTATATTATATGTTCCCATAATATCATCTTTCAAATTATTAAAATCTGTCCTAATTTTTTCCAAAAATGATTCTTTATTTTCAATTGACCATTTTTCAATAGATCCATCTGCATGAGAATATCCCATGTTATCAAATGATCTTAATAAAACTTCTACTTCTTTAGATGCTTCTTTTAGAAATGATACTGCATTTTCTTTCTTTTTATCATGAACATAAGTATCAAATTTTCCATTTAGCTTCAATTCCGCTTCATATTTTATTGTACATTCCAAACATCTTCCTGTCTTTTTTCCTAATTTATAATCTGCTTGACCGAAAAGTTTGCTATCACATGTATCTAAGCAATTAGGAAATTTACTTATACTATCTAATTCCTTTAGTATTTCCCTAACACCTTTAGATCTTTTTACTTTATATCCATCTCTTTGTTCCCATTCCGTTACATGACCCATAGGTGAAACGTCTTCCCATATATCTCCTACTTTTCTTATTTCGGAATCCTCCTTCTTTCGATATCCTATAGTTGTTCTATTCTGGGTTTTGTGTTCTCCTATTAGAAGTTTTTTTACTGCTTCTACATTTCTTAGTTTACTCATGATTTTCTCCTTTTTCTAATTTTGTAACTCTTCTAGTTAAATCCTTTATTAAATCATATAATTCCTGTATAGCTTTTAGATTATACACCGAAAGTTTATCATAGTTGA